GGAAGTGCTTGGCCACCTTGGCAGCGGCGCGGCTGCGCTGGCTGGTGTGGTGCTTGTAAGCGGTTGACTCGTCGATGGCCAGGTACTTGAACTTCTTGAAGAAGGCCTTGCTACCAGCTTTCTTGGCCAGCCACTTGACCGCATCGATGTTGGTCACATAGACGTCGGCCTCTTCGTTGAACACCGCCTCGTGCTTGCCAGCCGTCGAGACCGCGACCTTCAAGCCGGGGGCGAACTTCTTCGCGTCGTTGTACCAGACAGACCGAAGAAGGGACTTTGGAGCCAGCACGAGAGCAGCAGCTCCTTTGTGGCGCTTGAGCTTGCGCTCGATGTCCAGGATGGCTACCAGCGTCTTGCCAGTGCCGGGGTCGCTGCAGTCAAAGACGTAGTCGGTCGTGTCAGCGTGCTTGAGGCTCTTGAGCTGGTGATTGAAGGGAGTGAAAGAAGGTTTCGTCCTCATAGGTCTTCCGAGAAAGGTCAAAGGCCACAGCCATGCGTAGCAGAGCTACATGGATGCGAGTGCTGGTGTCGAAGGTCTGGCCGCCGTACTCAACAGGCTTGCCAGTCAGCCGCTGTTTTGCGACGTGCATGTCGACGATGAGGTCAAGGCGTGTTGACATGTATGCACCTGTGTTGAGGGTCCCGGCGTGTGCGTTCCTTGGCCGGGGCAAGGTGGGGAGGGGAGGGTGGTGGTGTCGCGTACCCGGTAGCACCCTTTACCAGCAGGCAGGTCTGGACGCACCCTTGCTGCCCGCCACAATCCGCTAGCTACCGACGCGGATGAAACTTGACAGGCTTAGGGTTCTGTACGCCGTCAACGCACTGACCACCGTTCCAGGGGCCGTACTGACACCACTTGCAGGCGTGGATATTGGCTGCCGGCTTGTAGTCCGTGCAGGTCAGCATGGCTGTAGCACGCTTTTCGTAGCCGGTGCGAAAGCGCAGACCCTGGGGACGAGTAAAGGTCTGCGACGTGATGTTCTGACCATCGGGCTGGTCCAGATACCACAGCTCAGCGGTGACTTTCTCCAGCTTGGGATAGCGCAGAAAGGAAACCAGCTGGTACAGCTGTAGCTGCTGCGCGTGCTTGATCTCGTTGCCGAACTTGCGACCGGTCTTGTAGTCGATCACCACCGCTTCGGTGTCGTCGACAAACACGATGGCGTCGAGCTTCAGGCGCAGCCAGGCAGTTTTGTAATCACACGGTTCCCAGTCGGACGTCATGCCCCACTCGCCTTCCAGGCTGACCTGGCCAAGGGTGTGCAGGTGACGGAGAAGATCGAGCTGGGGGCCGAAGTACAGCTCGGCCTCGGGCGCCAGAGCGTCGATGCGGCCGTCTACGTACTGCTCGCAGTTGTCGTGGATGCGAGAACCGCGGTCGTTGGCGTGCTCGGTCTTGCCAGGCGTCAGAGGGCGCTCGGGCTCGGGCACGCGCTGCACGTGCTTGAGGTACGCATAGAACTTGCACTTCTCGAAGTCCGACAGCTTGCTGAAGCTCCACGATGTCATCACGGCTTCTCCTTGAGTTTTTGTGGAGTTCAATTCTAAGCTAGACATTAGATGTTTTGCGAATGTCATCGTCGGCAGAGATGTCGAACTGTGTGCGGATAGACCGTCCGACGTTCGCTAGTTCGTACGGTTCGTCACCAAAGTAATGAATCTCTGTATCGTCGTCTTCTTCACCGAGACGAATCCACGCACCTTCAAACTTGTCTTCCATGCCTTTGAAATGGTTCCAGACGGCTTTCATGGCGATGACGTCGGTGTAGTTCGGGTACATCTTCCAATTTTCGTAATCGAGTCCAAGCATGAGACCGTCGCCGTGCATCACGATCGAAAAATCGTTAAGAAGGACGTGCTTGATGTGCTCATCTCCCGTCAGCATGAGCTTGGCCACCTCGTCAAGAATGCCGTCTCGGGTGCCGGCTATGCGGACAGTTCCGTCGCTTCTGTACCCCATCACACTTCCTCGTAAGTAACAGGCAGGTTCCACGCTTCTGCAAACACGTACTTGTGCCTGGTTATAAGAGACGTAAGGTGCGGCACGTTAATAGCGTGAAAATCCCACAACTTGATGTACTCATCTATCTCTTCAGAACTACCGAATTTGCAGCGATTAGCAATGCTTGCAATCGTAGAGCGGTCAAAACGTATCATGTATAGAAAATCGCGCGGTTTAGTCATAAGCACGTGCTTTGCTTTGTGGAACTCCAGGCGCTCTTTCAACAGTCTTACGCCGGCGTCCAGCATTTCTTTGCCCTCGGCAGTAAGTGTCTTGCGCCTGGGCACTGAAGTTTCCGGTACTTCAAAACGCTGGCCGTCTGGGTGGTACAAGAATGTTTTTGTCGTGCGTATCTCGTCGTAGTTGCCGACCTGGCGAATCAGCTTGTAACGCTGATAGTTGGTCGCATCTGAAGGTATTGCAAGGTCGAGCTTAGGGCGCTTTAACGCTGTGTGAGTTTCAAGCCCGCCCCTCCAAAGAAGCAGCCGCGTCCCAAAAATGCCGGTCGGGTACGCAAGCTCGTTGATCCACCGAATGCCGCGTTGGTTTGGCAACGTGTAAAGCAAAGACCCATCTTTTTTGAAACGCACGGCTTCGACGTTGTCGAAGGTACATACAAACTCTTCGCCGTCTCGAATGATGGCTTGGTCGTACCGTTGGGTAAGGAGCAAGGCGTTCGGATACCGCTTGAACTGATCTTCGATTTGCCAGTAGGTGGTGAAATGCACGCTTACACCTCGATCTGAATGGTCTCGCCAAACGGGCCAACTACGTCGGTAGTGGCGCACCACAGCACAGGAAAGTCCTGCGGCTCGGGGAACGTGCCGTACATGTCGGTCAAGTACACCAGTGCAACGGGCGGCGTGCCTTCCTCGGCGATGAGATCAAACGGCGGGCGGAAGTCGGTGCCGCCGCCGCCGTGCAGTTTGAAATGCAGCTCTTCGCCAGGCTCGAAAACGTCGATGTGGTTGATCGCGGCGTCGCAGTAGATCACCCGCGTACGCTCAGGCCGCACGGAGTTCACGATGGCTGCAATCTCGCTACCGAACGCGTTGAGCGTAGGCTGGTCGATAGAGCCGGACGTGTCGATCACCACGTCGATCGGGCCCATGGCCTCGCTATACAGCGAGGGGGCATACAGGCCCATGGCCAGGTACTTGCGAGCCGGGCGAGCCCAGCTGTAGTCGTTCTTGGCGATCTGGGTGATGAACCGCGACAGCACATCACGCCACGGCACTTTGGGCGTGGTCAGGTCGTCGATGAAGCGCTCCAGGCCGCCAGGCAGCTTGCCCTGCTTCTTAGCCTCGTGTGCAGCTGCCGTGACAGCGACTTTCCACTGCATCTCAGAAGCCTCGCGTTCGGCTGGAGACGCGTGCTCAGATGCGTCTTCGATCTCGCACAGCGGGCCGCCGTTACCGCCATCCATGCCAGTGGGCGGTTGAAAACCTTGGCCGCCGTTGTTGTCGTTCTTGAGTAGATCGTAGATGTGATCGGCCGACATGCCTTTGTACTTGGGGTCGTACAGCCACTTGTCGCCGATCCTGAAACCAGCGTCTTTGAGCATCTGGTTGATGGCGTAGTCGCCAGCGTAGTTCCAGATCAGCGGATCGCGAGAGCCACGACGGCTGATGTGGTTCCACATGCAGTGACCGATCTCGTGGGCAATGGCTGCCTTGATCAGGTCGTCGTTGAGCGACATGATGAAGTCGGGGTTGTACTTGATCCGCTTACCGTCCACACACAGCGTGGGGATGTCGGTCGACTGCTCCATCTTCAGGTACAGCGCCAGACGGCCCCAGAAGTATTGGGTCAGCAGCAGGTTGGTCCGTGCACGCAGCACGCGCATCTTCGCTGCTTCGTGGTTCGCTGAAGTCGGGGTCTTCGTCGTCTTCGTCATCATTGCTCTCCAGGTTGGTAATGGCCTCATCCAAGAGGTCGTTGGCGTAAAGGGAATCGAGAATGGCTTCTTCGCTCGTGAGGTAGGCGTACTCTTCTTCGAGCGAGCGGTACAAGTCACGGGCGTGTCCTCGAAAGATGTCGTCGACCGCCATCTCCAAGGATTCAATCTCTGTGCGGCACTTGACCATGAGGTCTTGGTACGCAAGGTCTTGCAGCGGGCTGCTGAACACCACGTCTTCAAAATCCAGCTGCACTTCGCAGTGCATGGTGTTTTCATGAACGTAGTGAGAAGAACGGCTTCGCTTGCAGTAGCAGTACAGCGTGATGTGCTTGCTTTCGATAGCAGCACGCAGGTTGGAGTAAGAGTTGTCGCGATCATGGGCAGCGAAAAACGCTTTCCAGTCGCTGACGCCGCCTTCAAACGACGCGCCGTCGCCTTGGCTCCAAAACCCGCTAAACACGAGGTTTGTTGCAGCAATGCCTTCGTCCGCCATGACTGCAATGAAGTGCTCATACTCAAACTCCCACCAGCGGTGGTCGGTGTTGATATCTGAATACTCTGCAAGTAGCGCGGCTTGATCGCTAAGCGAAAGCGCTGCAAACCGTTTCTTCAGCTTGGTGAGGGGATGAGCTTCAAGATGTTGGCTGCTTTCCCCGCCACTTCCAGCCGGGCTTTCTTGCTGTTGCGCAGTGTCCATATGTCCACCAAAAGGTCACGGGTGATGTGATCAGCCACGACGGTCATACGCTCGTCGTCGGCCACGTTCAAGCCAGGCAGCAGTTCCATGAGTTCGCGGGCGTTGCTGATCAGCGACTCGTGAACTATGGCTTTGTCTGCAGACAGCCGTGTGTGGATCAGCTGCACGGAAGCGCGGACCCGCTCCCAAGCAGAGTCCATCGCGTCTTTCTGGCGCTTGGCCAGCTTCTCGGTCATCTCAGCCTGGATGCGCTGACGTTCGGCGTCACCCACGTCGACGCGAAAGTCGGACGCGGCCGGCACGTTGGCGATGTCGATCTCTACGCCGAACTTAGAGCGTAGATCGTGAGCGGGCGGATAGTCTTCGGGGTCGTACAACGTCCCAAGCCGCTGCCGAGCTTGCTGAATGAGCACAGGGTCGTACGTGGCCAGGAACGTGTCGACTAGCGCGGTGTAGCTGGTTTTGAACCTGTCCATCTCGCGCTGGTACTCGAAGAACAGCTTGGACGGCAGAAGGCGGCCGCCGTTGTCCATCCAGGGCAGAGTCATCTTGTAGTGGTACTGCCGGATGGCGCCAGCGTGGCTGGTGAGCGGGTCCAGGTGGGACTTGTCGATTAGCAGCTTGTTGTAGCGGCCAGCGTCCTTGGCGTTGTGGTTGGCGTCGACTTCAGCGCTGACGCGCTTGTCCTGCTTACGGGCAGTCCAGCACGACACGTTGAGTGTGACGATCATGGCTTTGGATGACAGACTCATCGGTTACTCCGTTTCATCATCTTGGGTGGTGGTTGGGTCCGCGAACCCGGCATATGGATGTCGTTGACAGCCGGACGGCCGCGCTCAGCATTGACGCTGTTGGTGTGCGCGTTGCGAGCTTTTTTGGCCCACTTGGATACGTCGGGCTTGGCGGTGAACGCGTTGGTCATGGGGCTGTCTCACAAATGTGTGTTCCGTTGGCATCGAACCGTTGCAGAGTTCCGCCAAACACTCCAAAGCTAAGGTACTGACAACCCGTGCGATGGTCGGTGTAAAGCTTGATGCCGCTTCGCCCGTCTGGCGGGTCTGTATCGTCGTAAGGTGTTAGATAGCTTACGATGACAGCAGCCAAAACAAAGCAGCTGAGCCATCTCAATAAAGTGCTCATGGCTGCTCCCCCAGTGCTTGCTTTAGGGCGGCAAGCAAAAGCATCACCACCCAAAACAGCAGCGCGCTCCCTATGCCGGCAGTGAGGCCGAACAGCACGCATTGACCGGTGGTTGGTCGCTTACTCATGGCTGCTCCCCCAGTGCTTGCTTTAGGGCGGCAATGGCGTCACCGCCTGCTTGCCACACAGCTACTGAGTTCTCAGTTGCCATAGACTCGTCAGTCAACGGCACCATTGACTCATCTAAGAGCAGCTCCAACGCCTCAAGCGCCTGCTGCATCACCGCTGTGTGGTCGGGGGCGGGGTGGGTGAATAGCAGCGTAAGACCTTGCGCGGTTAGATGTGGCTCGGGGTGTATTTCTGGGTTCTCTGCCCACACACTCATACCGTTACATTTAGCCAACTCGCGCAGTTGTTCTGATCGCACCAGCGCTACCGGCTCCGGCCCCGCCAGCATCTCCTGCCACTGCCGGTCGCGTAGGGCGGCTATGGCGTGGCTGAAAGCAAGCATAAACTCTGCGCTCTCTTGACCCTCATCACACTTATATGAGGTTTGGCGAATCTGTTCAGTTGTTAGCTTCGGCGGGGTCATGCTGCACCCCCATTGCGTTCGCGGAGCTTGGCTTCGGACCATCGCACGATTTGCTGAAACTCATCGTCATCACAGAACAAACCGAATTCTTCTAGGTGATGCGCCTGCTTGATTTCCGCATCCGTCAGACCCACCCACTCGCGCTGGGCTGGGGGCTGGGGTGCGGCGTTGATCAGGGCATTAATCATCATGTCGCGCAGCGAACCCTTACTGGCGACTGGCGCCCGCGCCTTTTGAGCACATGCAGCCTCGTTGAGCATGGCTTTCAACCTGAGTGCAGCACCGACTGCATCATTGCGAGCAATTGACATTGGGTAACCCCGCAAAGTAGAAATAATAAAATCAACCTCATTTAGCACGTTACCCGGCACCCGCGCCTCTTGGGCTGGGGGCTGGGGTGCGGCGAGTCTCCGCAAAACTTCTCGCAGCAAAGCCTGTGCGTGATCGTCTTGATCCTCTGCAATGGCCGTGCTTACGGCAACTAAGTAGTCACGGATGCTCTCTATTCCCGGCACCCGCGCACTCAGCGCCTGCTCTAGCGCGGTGCGGAGGGCTTGGCGGGCTTCAACCTCGTGCGGATAGTGGGCGTGCTGCCGCTGCGTTGCGTACTGATCAGCCAGCGCCATGATTCGATCTACGTCAGTCATAGTATCTCCACAGCTTGTTTGATTTCAGACCGGCCTTGACGACGGCCCAGTTCGTAGGCGTGCTGCAAGGCGTTGTGGATACGGTGGGCCATTGTGAATGAGGGAAGCCATTCAATTAGGAGTTGTTGCTCCGGCGACTTGCAGCACATCCAGCCATACACGGAGTCGGTAGTGCCCTCCCACTCCATTGCGATGGGGGTAATGGGTAGGTGTGTGTCGGGGGTCATACCAGCTCTCCAAAGTCTGTTGTGTAGTCGCGAGCGCTAGCGACCATCTGCGCGTATGCAATGGCGTCGGCGCGGTCGTGGAAGTCAGCCTTCCATTCGAAGAAACCTTCGGCGGCTTCGTCGGTGTAGACCCCGAAGTACATGGCTTCGGGTTCTTCGCAGCGGTAGACCTGGTTGTCTTCTTCTGCGCAGGGGCGGACTTGAATGGTGGGCATGTCACTTCCTGACAAGTCGTTGGTGGAACAGATTGGCTTCTTTGACGTGACCGTTCTTGTTTAGATATTCGATGACTGAGTTTGCGCCTGCAGTCATACGGCGCTGCACGTCGCCAATCAAGCGAGCGGCTTTGAGCAGCTGTGCATCGGTGCTGTCGGGATGCGCGCACAGGTCTATGAGCCTGGTCATCATGTGCTGGTAGTCGTTCTCGATGTCTTTCCAGCGGCGGAGCACTTCGTTGGGAAAAATCATTTGATTTCCTCTGGTACTTCAACCTCGTCGCCCAGCTTGGACGACACGTAGCAGCGCATGGCTGCGATGAGTGGGGTGGGGCCAAACTGCTCGGGTGCATCAGGGCCTTCTGCGCCCCAGCAGTCCCCGTAATCCTCCAGCTTGGTGATGCGGTTATTGATGATTGGTCCGCCTTGCTTCCAGTTGTTGCACGGTTCGTATTTGCGGTACGCACTATTTTTCGGTATGTAAGCTACATACTGCGAAGGCCCCGCGCCGCACAACATGGCGCGCTTAGCGTTTTCACACTTGGCCACCAGCCAGTTGAGCTGGATGGATGTGGCTTCTGATACTTTGATCTTCATAACGGTACGGGTAGGTGCGATCTGTATGAGCTACAACCATGTCGAGGTGAGCTCTATTGGGCGTAGTGCGGCCGAAGCGGCTGCACATGTTAGAGAACGCAGTGGCGTTCCATTTAGCGCGACGTTCTGTAGCGAAATTGGCCCACGCGCCGGTGATAGGGTCACACACGTCGAGTGTGTTGTCGGGTCTGCGCACCAGCACCATGCGGCTGTACACAAACACAGGCGGCGCTGACTTTGCAGCTTTAGTCATGTCACACTCCGAACGCTATGTGCGCAATCACGAGCGCGCTTAAAAGCAGCGTCGTGCGCAACGGCTGGTCTGCAAAATTTGCACCTGCAAAGGCTAGAGCGGCCCCTGCGACGATTCCAAAAAGTATGGCGTTCATGAAATTTCTCCTTTGAGTTTGAGAAGGCCGAAAGTGTCGACGGGCATCCAACCGCGACGGGGGTGTACTTCGATGCAGTGGACGCCAGCAAAAATGCATTGTTCTGAAACCATGGGGCAATGTGAGCACGTACCGTAATCGCGCCCGTCAAAAGACACGCACTCCACACCGTTGACCAGAGCAACTGTGCCTGGCGGTGCATCGAAGGGGTCTGCAGTCCACTCTTTCATATCACTTGCCCTTGTAGCTTTTTCAGGGCGTAGATGTGAAGAGGCATCCAACCACGCCCAGGATGTCTAATCATGCAGTCGTTAGTGCCTGCAGTACATCGGCTGTTTACTTTTGCAGGACAGAAGTGGCACGTTGATACCTTATTGGTCAAAGGAATAAACGATATGGCTTCCACGCCGTTAACCAAAGCAACTGTGCCCGGCGGAGCGGGAAACATGTCTGTAGTCCACTCTTTCATTTGTGAAGTCCAAGAAGTGTGTTTTTCGCAAACAGCATGACTGGGACCCACACGCCACGAGACGCATGCCTGTCGCACGAACTAACACCAGGGCAGTGATTGGTGTCAGTGTTACGCGTAGGGAAAGCCGGGCATTCATGGCAGCTATACATCTGAAGCCCTACAACGTCTTCGTGTTTGGAAATATCTACAAGCACGCATTCAACGCCGGCTACGACAAACCTGTCGCCAGGTATAAAAGTTTGAGGGTGGTCGTACCAGTACTTCATAGCTTGCCTTGCAGCCGCAAGAGTGCGTAGTCTTTAACAGGCATCCACACGGCTGTGCTAAGAGACGTCATGCACGAGTTGGCGTACCCTTCTCCCTTGATACTGCATTTCCCTTCGCCGTGGATGTATTCAGGGCAAGAACTGCAAGGGTTGGAAAATCCGGCAGGCGGCTGTACGACCACGCATTCGACACCTTGGATCATTTCGGTGTCTCCGACGTTGTGTGTAGTGTTAGACCAGTGGCTCATGGTTATTTTTGCAGCCTGATCAGCGCGTATTTGTCGACAGGGACCCACACAAGCGATGGCAGGGATTTGTTGCACACAGCTACGTTGACTTCACATCCGTAGTCGTATGAAAAGTGTGGGCAGAACCGGCAAGAGGGGGCTTTTGAATTTGGCAAATCAAACGTACTGACAGCAATGCACTCGACGCCCTTGACGACTGCGGTGTCGTATCTTTCGAACAATTTTTTGAGCCAGTCGTTCATACCTGTCTTTTCAGCCGCATGAGCGCGTAGATTTTTGCGTCTACCCATACAGCGTTAGGGGTAAGGGCGTGGTTACATAAATATTGCGCGCTTCTTCTTTCTTCCAGGCACCCTGCACGTTCTCTCCACGCTGGACAGTAGTCGCAAGAGTTATTGAGCTCACCAGGAAGGACTTGGATGTCTGTACACACACACTCGACGCCGCGGATGATTTCAACATCGCCGACCTCGTAGGTTTTTTTTATCCAGTGCGATTTAGTTTTCATACCTGCCTTTCAACAGACCGAGTGCGTAGGTCTTTACAGGTATCCATACACCGCTTCCGAGTTTTTCTTTGCACGCCATGGCAGGGCATGACTCCATTGCAAGCGGGCAGCAGAAACAGGAAAATGCGCGCCCTTCAACAACTACGCACTCAACACCTGCGACCACCGCTTCATCACCCGGCGAGTAGGTACGATCCGACTGCCACCACTGCAACGGCTGCGAGGGCTCGGACTGCGTATCGCTGAAGCTGGTGGCGCAGGGTAGGGCGGTATCGGTAGATGGCATGGGCTTCGTCCTTGTCGCAGGGAAACGCTTCTTGCATCGTGCGTGGGTGGCGGTACGTGTAGTAGTCACGCATGGTCAGCCCGCGAAGTACTGCCCTAAGCGGATGTACAGCTCGCGGGCTTGAAGAATGTTGATAGATTCCAGCAGTTCGTCGACGCTCATGGCGGCCAGGCGTTTGGTAGGCACGCCATTGATATGTGCGGGTGCAGGGGCGGGCGTGGGGGCGGGTGCTTTAGGAGCCGGGGAAGACGATTTCGGCACAGGCAGCAGCTCGTAGTGGTTCAGGTTTGTGAAGTACTGCTTGGCCTTGCCGGTGGGGCCGTAACCCTTGGTGCCTTTCGAATACACCATGCCGCGGCTCTCCAGATTGCACAGCGTGCTGGAGATTGAGCCTTTGGGCAGCGCGGTGAACTGCCGCACGAGCTGCCTGTGGGTGAGGCCGTTGGGCATGGCTGCCTTGACAGCAGCCCAGATGCGTTCTTTGTTAGAGGGTAGAGCGCCGACGACGCCTGCGCTGATGAGTTTTTCTGCCATGAGAGTGTTCATTACAAGGTTCCTTTCAGACGAGCTAAGGCGACTGCTTTGGCGAATTTTTCCATGCGCGCACGACTGATGTGGTTGGTCGACGCAGCGTTGTAGTGAGAGATGTAGTCAGAAACTGCTGTGTTGAACACAAAGTAGTACAGCCTCCAGAGTTGTGGATGGTCTGCAAAACACACAGGTGTGACCCATCCACGACTGTCTACGTCGAGGTGCGTCACAGCGTGCCTTTCAGCCGCTCCTTGGCGACTTCTTTGGCAAACCTGGAGACGATCTCTTTGCTGATCTCGCTAGTGCCTGACACTGCTTTGCTGTAGTGCCTGGCGTAGTAGTTTCCGTTGTGGAGGTCAAAATTAAACGCACGTCTGTGGGCTTTGACAAACGCTTTATGACTAGTGCGTACCTGGGCAGGGTCGATCCAGCCGTTTTTGTCGGTGCGAAGGTTGAAGGTCATACCAGTCCTTTCAGGCGCAGCAGCATGACGCCTTTGTTGAACTGCTCGATTTTTTGTTCGTGCTGCTTGCGATGGCCGGCAGGCAAGTTTGGGTCTCGCGCATACCAGGTTGCGTCTTTGTAGGCGTCGCCGCTTGTGTACAAGCAGCCGAAAATATCGGAGTACAGCTTTTGAAACTCGGCCGACGCGGTTTTCATCTCGAACGGGTCTACGACTATCCAGCCCTCCGAGGAGAGCTGGATGCCACCCTCGTGGTCAGATGAGGACATGCCGGTTGTCGCTGATCCAGCGGGTCATGACGTCCGTCTCGGTGTACTCGTCACCGCGCTTGGCCATCACCTGCATGAACACCACCTCGAACTCCTTGTCCATACGCGACACGTAGCGCATGACAGTGCCGAGGTTGTTGGGCGTGGAGTGCGACTCCAGCGCAGCGATGATGGCGTGGCACGTGGCCGGGGACGAAGGCACGGGGACCTTGTCCGGGTTCAGCAGGATCATGTCGATCTTGGGCAGGTTGTGCGCTTCCTGGATGTAGCCAATCATCTCAGTGGCGACGCCTTCGCCCACGCAGCCGGCCAGCAGCTGCATCTGCATGGACTGCGACAGGGCCTTGTTGGTCACAATCTTGTCTGCCTTGGCGATAGAGCGAGGCGTGGGAAACGCACGCGCGCCAGGCTCGATCTTGTCGACACACAGATGGTTGGGGCGGTAGCGGATGTAGCCACGAGTGATGTCGCTGATGCCAGTCTCACGGGCCCACACCAGCCACTCGTCGACGTCAGGCTCCATGTCAACGTGCTGGAAGCGGTTAGCCAGCGCAGCAGGCATGGCGTGGGCGATCGAGCGGTCCTGGGCCCGGTTGCCCGCAGCGACCACAATCCAGCCGTCAGGCAGCTTGTAGTCACCGATGCGGCGGTCAAGGATCAGCTGGAAAGCTGCAGCCTGCGTCGCTTGAGGTGCCTGGTTCATCTCATCGAGGAACAGGATGCCTTTGCCGGACTTGGGCAGCTCGTCGTCGCGGAAGAACACCATGGTCTTCTTGGTCTGGTCAGGCCAAGGGTAGCCTTTGAGTTCGGTCGGATCGGACTGCGCCAGGCGCTTGTCGATCAGCTTGAGCTTGTTGTTGTTGGCCACCAGGCGGACGGTGTCGGACTTGCCGATACCAGGTGCGCCCCACAGGAAGATGGGCTGCTGTTCCTTCAGGCCGATCTGTTCGATGGCGAGGATGACTTCGGACGGTTTCATAGATGATGCTCCCGATCTAAAAAAGAGGTTAGAGGAAAGGCGCCGATCTTACGATCAGTGCGTGATGGTCTGACTAAGGTCAAACCCGAAGTACTCGCTGATACGAGTGCGTTCTTCGTCGGTCAGGGCTTTGACGATCTCCATGCCCATCACCGCAGCAATGGTCAGGATCATCAGGCCTTTGTTGGCGGGGGCCGGCGCGTTGGCTTGGTCTTCCATGTAGCGGAAGAGAGCGTGGATTTCCGACGGGCCGCGGTTGAGCACGTAGTCGATGTGGTCGGGGCTCAAAAACTCGACGGATTGAACTGAGGTGGTGTTTTCTTCGCTCATTTGATGGTCACTTTCTTGCCGCTAAATGCGTTGGCGACATAGATGGGGAATTGGTCCGTGTCTTTCCAGTCCACGGTGATCCCGTATACGGCCTTGCCGTGCAGCCATATACGGACAGTATGAAGACGGTGGTGCTTGAGCATCGACGTGAATTTGTTCGGAGACCGCGGTACGTTGTCGGTCAGGTAGTCGAACAGGGTCTTGAGTTCGTCACGTGCTATGGAGCACTTACCGTCTTCTGTGGTGCGAGCCACGAGGGCTTTGAGGGTGTTGATGTAGTCGTCTACTTTTGCACTGTATTGAGCGTCCTTGTGGTAGTTGCTGTCCGTAGGCAGCATGTCGACAAAAAACCCAAAGCGGCCTTCGAGCAGCGCAGATACGACAGTGTCGATGGATGACTCAGAGACGGCGATCATGTTGTCGCGGTCTTCTGTATTGATGACCTGGCGTACGCGTTCGAGGTCCACTGGGTAGTGGAGCAGGTAGTCGTGGAATGCCTGCAGTTCGTTTTCGATGAGTTTGAGTTCCTGGTCTGTGATCTCCAGTCGTTCGGGTTGGTACTTGCTGACGTTGAAGCGGCGGTCGTTCTTCGGGATGGTGAGCGGGTCGCTCATGTTGCTCATGAAGATGAAGTTGCAGTAGTTCCGCATCTCCACCGCGTTGCTGTACATGGCCCGGATGGGCACACGTTCTTCAGTAATGAAGTTCTTGATCTTGGCCATCACGCCTTTCTCGTTGTTCAGCGCAGACAGCTGGGTTTCGTCGATGAACACAAGCAGCGAGTTGGCCATGTAGTGGTTGTATTTCTCGGCCAGTTCTTCCATGCGACGGCTGGTGGTGTTGGTACCGAACAGCGGCCGCAGGATGTTGTTGGTCAGAATGCCCTTGCCGGTGCCTTGCGTACCGTGCAGCACCCAGGCGGTCTTGGTGCGGTCACGGAACTGCAGGATGTACGCCACCCAATTCACAAAGTGCTCGGTGATATCTACGTCAGAGCCCAGAGCGTGGTGCATGACTTTGAAAATCGTAGGCGGGCACTGTTTGATGGCCTTGGGCTTGGCTTTCATGTAGTCACTCGGTTGGAACTGGTTCACAGTGCGTGTGTTCGGGTCTACACGCACGTTGTCGTGCGGGTCAAAGACCAGGTCCCACTCCGGGACGAAATCTGCGATGGGTACACCGTGTTGCTTGCAGAAGTCGCGCAGCTGAGTCTCTGTCTTGGCCTGGTAGATGTACAGCTCGTCGCTGTGGATGTCGTAGCTACCACGCCAGTACGTACCCGTAGCCCTGTCGCAGAACGCCAGGTGTTGCACACCTTTGCTGTTTGGCGTGCCAGCACGGCTGGTGATTTCGGCCCAGTAGTCAGGCAGCAATTCTTTGGTGAGGTAGGTGGGCTCGCCTTTGAAGTTATAGATGTAGTCAGGCTTGTTTTCGGGGTGGTAGTAGGCCCAGCTGTCACCGCCGTTGAGGTTGAAGTACACAAAGCCGCGGTCGATACGCATCTCTGTGACGATGGCCTGGTCGGGCTTGGTGAGGATTTCTGTGGAGCCGACCATGCGGTAATTAAACTTGCGTTTTTCGATGCCGTTGGTCACACGCAGCTCGTTGATGCGTGCATGGGTGAGCTGGCGGTTCTTTTCTGCGTTGTTGATGTAGCCAGCCAGGCTCAGCACGTCGTGCTTTTTCTTGACGAGCTGGATGCGGGCTTTGCCCTTCATCGGGTCTTTGATGCCTTTGAGCACAGGCGGGGCGATGTAGATTAGCTTGTCGTTCTGACAGGCAGAGATGTCCAGCGGCCAGCGCAGGGAGTTGCCGGTTTTGGTGAGCTCCATGGCTGCGCGCAGGGACGGCACATCATGGTTTTTCTGAGTGAGCCACTGTTTGATGAGAGGCGCAGCGTACTCTTTGTCGAGCATCATGATTACGTGGGCTCGTACACGTTTGTCCATGATGCCGTAGCTGGCTGAGTACTGGACGATGTAGCTGATGTCAGACAAGCCCAGTTCTGTAAGCAGGCCTTCGACAGTCATGCCATCAGGCAACCCGTCCAGGTCGAGCACGATCCATTTGGTGGGGTCGTTGGTGCTGGTGGTGCCAGCGCGTGACTCTTTGACCAGGTCACGTGACAAGATGCCTTTGATCAGACAGTGGCCTTTCTTGGCCGCCGCTGTCATCACTGTGTGGATATCAGAGAGGGTTTTGACGTCGTGAGCATGGGATGTGAACTCCCATGTCATGGGGTACGGGGTCTTTTCGATCTCCCCGTTTTTGAGGGTGTAGGATTTGGTGAGGGGTTCGCTGGCTTGCAGGGAAAACAGGCGCATTTTATCACTTTCGTTTGCTAAGTTAGTGGTCACTCTTCACCTGCTTAATTTTTAAGCAGTTTTTCGAAGATAGATTTTCGACGAAAAACGGCAGTTTGGCAGGAAAAAGAGCCATTTTTCCCTCTATACATTCTATTCTTCTATTCTTCTATTCTTCTTCTTCTTCTTAGAAATAGTAGTATATAGAAAATAGAGTGTAGGTATAGAGGGAAGGAACGCTGTTTAGAATGGTAGTTCAGAAGAGGCCCATAAAGCCGGGTTAAAGGGCATGGGCTGCCCAAGCCGTGAGGCCTGGGCAGCGTGCCGGTTACTCGTCGGTTGTTACGGCCTTGGAGTTGTGCAGTTCGATGAGCTTGTCTTCGAGCTTGTAGTAGTCATTGAGGAAGAGAGCGTAGACGCCATCCGTCATGCGCTTGTCGGAGCCAGCGTTGGTCTTGGCACGCTCTGCGCCCTGCATGCAGGACGTGACCAGAGCTTTCTTGAGGTCGTAGTCCATTTGGTAGAAGTCCTGCGGCACGACTTCGTTGGTCATGACCTTGCGCTCGACGTGTTCCCAGACTTTCATCACGAGGTCACGTTGTGCCATGACAGCCTCGGCCATCTTTTTGCGGTTGGCTGCTGCTGCTTCCAAGCGGTCTTTCTCCATGCGCTCTTTGTACTTGGCTTCGACGCGGCCCCGCTCGACTTGATTCTCAACGTCCATTTTGATGCGCCGCTGTTCGGTCTCGCTGAGGCCAGCGGGCATGGTCTTGTTGATTTCGTCCTCGATGGTCGAGAACTTGAACGTGCGGGGGTTGCCATCCCAGCCGATGCAGAGGTTGGCAACTTCAGTGCCTTCTTCAATCATCTGGCGACGGATGTAGTCGAGGTCTGCAATGCGCTGGCTGCTGGACGTGGTGGTGATACCAGTGTTGGACAACCACTCGGCCATGAACTCGTCTTCGCGCAGCAGCATGTCGAAGTCGGCAGGCGAGTACGTGCTGGACTGCGCAGCTTCCTCTTTCATGCTGCGGATGATCTTGCGGCACTCAGCAACGATGAGGGTACCGGCGCGCCACACGACAGCGTTGGTGATTTCCAGCTTGATTTCAGGCGTCTGCACTTCTTCCATGATGTCGGACAGGCAGGTATAGGCGTGAGTAGAGGTCATGATGTTTCCTTGAAAAACAGATTGATGAAAAGACATGCGACTGCATGCCCACATGCCCTGCGCGCAAGGCATGTAGTCGTGGTTAGTCGCGGCGTTTACGGTTGAGGGAATCGACGCCAGCTTTGACGGCCTGCATGAACGTCATGCCGTGCTCGGCCATGAGCCGTTCTTCGAGTTCGATGAGCAGCATCAGTGGGTCTGGTGCAAGCTCGTCTTCGACAGTGGCCAGTGCGATGTCGAACGCAGTGGCTGGCACGTGGTCATAGTCGGATGTGATGATGTGCATGATGTGTCTCGAAGGTAGAGGTTAGAAGATGCTGGTTACGGGTCCAGCAGCGGTGGGTCGCTCGGTTGTGTTGCGCATGCAGAGACCCAACCTCTGCACCATGTCGTTAACGCAGACATGCGGCCCCTAGCTAGTTGCATCGGGTATTGCGGCCTTGCTCTTTATCAGTCGCTAGGCAGGCGACTCGTTAGAACGCAGGGGAGTTTGCTGTCCCACTCGTAGCTAACTATTGGAAGATGGCATGTTCACGGCACGAGCACGTCGAAGTATTCGAGTGCCAGTGCAGTGAGCACGGCGACGGTGATGCAGAAGCCGATGATGTCCATCAGCAGTTCTGCACGGTGGAACAGTGGTGCAGGTTTCATCTCAATTCCTCCGCTGAGTACCTAACCCAGCCAACGTGGTAGTAGCGTCCGTCGGTCACGTAACCAAACATCAGCATGGCGATGCGCACTGTCACAACAGACGCGATGAACGCCATGACAGCGCTCATCGTTCCAATCACTGTTCCCCAGTGAATCGTGAGGTTTGCAACGAAGAAAACTACGTGCAAAACATTGCGCGCAGCACTATTGCCAAGCACTCTGAGCCGAGTGCGAGGCGGCAGCATGCTGATGAGCACCATCTCCAAGATGATGTTCATCAGCCCGAAGAAAACAACAGCTGAGACCATGGCAAAACTCCTGAGTTATTGATACCCAAACAGCTTTAGGAACGTCGGGCATAGCCCGACGTTGCCTTCAACCATCTGACTCGGCATCACGCAGGCCAGCCATCACCGCTGCTGCATGCGTCGAGTGCCCTTCATCGCGCAAGTCGATGAATCGCTGCGCGTCTTCGACGTCGCATTCATAGGTCATCACAACCCGTGCGAGCCGCTGAGCAGCATCGCGCTCGCGGTAGTGCTCACGGTCGTAACCGTGGCGCATCGCAGTACGACGCTCTGCGGCTTCAACCGCATCGTCCTCTGCGTCGTAGCACGGCGAGCAGAGCGCATCTCCAAACGCATTGCGGCTGGTGGTGTATTCGCCGCATGAACTACAAGTACCCATGTGTGCATCTCCTTGTTCGTCGCGCATGAACACCATGCACGTACACAAATGGCTTTAGGAACGTCGGGCTCTGCCCGACGTCCTTCGCACTTACTGCACTGGTGCTGGCTGCACGCAGCGGCTGCGCGAGCTGCTGCCAACGCGCGTCTTTTCCCAGACGCTGCCGTCGCGACGCGTGAACTGCGTCACCTCGGTCTTGACTTGCCGCGGTGCCTGCACACCGTTGAGCTTGGACTCAAGCTCTGCAATCTGTGCCTTCTGGTTGCAGTACACATTCGCAGCCAGCACCAGCCGCGCTTGCAGCGCAGCAACTTGCTGCTGGAGCGCAGCGACTTCGGACTCGGATGCAATGAGGGCTTTGGACTTGGCCATGGTTTAACTCCTGAGTTGGTTGGTTGACACACAAACGGCTTTAGGAACGTCGAGCTGTGCTCGACGTTTCCCCATGCCCCACTGCTCCGCGCGAAGAGCAAAGGGCGTTAGCCCTTTGCTCTCACGCCTTGGCGGTGGCCAGCTTGCGCTGACGTACCGCAACAGGTGCGGAACCGGCCAGTGCGATGCGCTTGGCCTGAAGCTCCTGCGCCTTGGTGGCGTAGCCGGCCTTCGCACCCTGTGCGAACTCGGATGCGCCGAGCGCAGTGCCTTGCACTACGTATGCAGCAGACTTACCAGCGAAAGAACCAACGGTGTTCATGAAGGACATAGCAATCTCCTAGAGGGTTACGAGCAAGACGCTCACGCAACTCTTTAGAACCGACAGGCTCTGCCTGTCGGGTATTGGGGCCCCTCCCCGGGGGGTGCACACCGAATCCGAAGTGGGGTGGTGTTTTTGTGACCCGGGGAGGGAGGGTCCAGAGACTCCTACCCCTCACTTTTTTGTGGACACCCCCCACCCCCTAAACTCCAAGCACTCCCCAAAAAAATTTCCAAAAATTTTTTCCATGGAAACCACCCCTTCAAAGGCATGCACCCAGTGCAACGTCGTCAAGCCGCTCAACATGTTCAGCCGGGAAGCCAAGGGGCCTTTGGGGTACGCGTCGTGCTGCAAGCGCTGCAAGAGCTTCAAGAACGCCGCCAGGTACCAGGCTAAAAAGAAAGAGGCCCTTTCCTCTAAGCTCTAACCGCGATAAACTCCCGCGCATGCCACGAGCCATCCACGCCCCTTTGCGCCGCATTCGCGAGGCCGAAAAGCCGCAGCGGGTCGCCGCGCTGCGCGGAAAAGAGACCACCACCATGGCCGCGGCCGCCAGGGTCTCGGTGGACAAGCCGCTGACCGAAAAACAGAAGCTGTTCGTGAAGTACTGGGCCGAAGGCGACAACATTCCCAACGCCATGCAGCGTGCCGGCTACAACGAGCAGCCCAGTTACGGCCTTCGGATGGCTAAGATGCCCAACGTCCTGGCGCTCAAGCAGAAGTACCACGACGAGTTCATCGCGGCGTCCCGGATGACCAAAGAAAAGGTCATGGACATGCTCAAAGAGTCGTACGACATGGCCAAGCTCATGTCGGAGCCGGCTTCCATGGTCTCTGCAGCCCGTGAAATCGGAAAACTGTGCGGCTACTACGAGCCAAAGAAGGTCGAGATCAACGTGAACCATGCTGGGCAGGCCCAGATTCAGCGTCTGACCGACGCGGAGCTCTTCGAAATGATCGAAAAAGCGTCCAGTTCGACCGAACTGCTCGAAGACCTCTCCGACAACCCATGAACACGCCCAAAATCACGCGTGCGCAGCTTGAATTACTCCAGCGGGAGGCCGCTAGACGCCGTCTGATGCCCTTCATCAAGCGGTTCAACCCGAAATACAAGGACGGCTGGGTCCACAACGACATCTGCCGCCGCCTGGAGCGGTTTTCCAAGGCCGTAGCCGAGGAAAAAAGCCCCCGTCTGATGCTGCTGATGCCCCCGCGGCATGGAAAGTCGGAAATTGCGTCCCGGAACTTCCCGCCGTGGCACCTGGGGCAGTACCCGGACCACGAGTTCATCGCCTGCTCGTACAACGTGAGCCTGGCGATGGACTTTTCGCGCAAGGTGAAGGCCATCCTGAGCGATCCGCTGTACGCGCCGGTCTTCCCGAACACTTCGCTGGACCCCAATAACCAGTCGGCCGAGACCTGGGCCCTGGCCAACGCCCGGGGCGGCTACGTGGCGGCGGGTATCGGCGGTGCCATCACGGGTAAGGGCGCCCACTGCCTGGTGATCGACGACCCGGTGAAGAACGCCGAAGAGGCTGACAGCCCTGACACACGCGAGAAAATCTGGGAGTGGTACCTCTCTACCGCGTATTCCCGGCTGGCGCCAGGCGGCGGGGTGCTGATTATCCAGACCTGGTGGCACGACGACGACCTGGCAGGCCGTATCCAGACCCTCATGAAGACCGCTGGCGTCGACGATGACTATGTGGACCAGTTCGAGGTGATCAAGTACCCGGCCATCGCCGAAGCCGACGAGTACCTGAACCACGAGACGGACCTGATCGAGTACGACGCGCCCCCGCAGGACGCCACCTGGACGCTGCTGCGCCAGAAAGGCGAGCCGCTGCACGCCGACCGCTACGACCTGGACAAACTGCTGCGGATCAAGGCCCAAAACAAGGGCGGGCGGTGGTGGTCAGCGCTGTACCAGCAGAACCCGGTGCCTGACGACGGGGGGTACTTCACCAAGGACCAGTTCCGCCTGTCGGAGCCGCCCAGCCTGAAGCTGTGCAACGTGTTCATCGCTTGGGACTTCGCCATCAGCGAGAAAAAGCAGAACGACTACACGGTTGGCACGGTAGTCATGCAGGACTACGACGACATCCTGCATGTGGTCGACCAGGTGCGGTTCAAGTCGGGCGACGCGTTCTTCATAGTGGAATCGATATTAAATCTGGCAGCAAAATGGCATAATCCCTCCCTAGTGGTCGGATTTGAGGACGGCCAGATTTACCGGTCCATCGAAGCTCTACTTAAGAAACGCATGCGGGAACGCCAGTTCTACCTGTCAGTCTCGGTCCTGAAGCCCATCACGGACAAGATGGCCCGTGGTCGCGCGCTGCAGGGTCGGATGCAGCAGGGCATGGTCAGTTTTGCCCGTAATGCCCCCTGGCTGGAGTCCCTGAAGACGGAGATGCTGCGGTTCCCGGCTGGAGCCCACGACGACCAGGTCGACAGCCTGTCCTGGGCCGTGCAGCTCGTCGTCGGCCGCCAGCCGCCGTACAAACCCGCCGCGCCGAAGCCGAAGTCCTGGCTCGACAAGCTCAAGAACAACGGCCCCCTGTCTCACATGACTGCCTGAAGGCCCGCGCACTATGAGCTGCCCCAAATTCATCGCCACCTCGCTCGCAGTGCGCACCGCTTCGCACCTGCTGCACCTCACCACGACCTCGTACGCCACCCACAAGGCGCTCAACGAGTTCTACGAGGACCTTACAGACCTTACAGACCGCTACGCCGAGGCGTTCATGGGTGAGAACCCCACGCCACGGTTCCCGGCTGTCCTGCCGCCCACCGGAAGCCCATCCGAGGTGCTGGAAGAGTATCTGGACATGGTGCGTGAAGAGCTGGAAGAAGAAGAGGGCCACAAGACCAAAGAGACGATCCTGACCGAAATTGAAGAGCTGGTGTTGTCTACGCTCTACAAGCTCAAATTGAAGTGATCGGAGAGTCCAAATGCCGCTGAACGTCACCCTCGCTGATCTGACCTGGCACCGGTACGCATGGATGCGTGACCAGGGCCACCACGAGTTCGTCACCAAGGCCGACAAGTGCGACCGGTTCTTCCGGGGAGACCAGTGGGCCGAGGAAGACAAGGCGAAGCTGGCCGAGGTGAAGCGCCCGGCCATGACGATCAACAAGATCATGTCCACGGTCTCCAACGTGCTGGGCGAGCAGATTGCGAACCGGGCCGAGATCAGCTACCGGCCGCGCTCTGGTGCGCCTGCCGAGGTTGCCGAGGCGCTGACGAAGGTGTTCAAGCAGATCAGCGACAACAACAAGCTCGACTGGCTCCGCAGTGACATGTTCGCCGACGGCGTGATCACCAGCCGTGGGTACCTGGACGTGCGGATTGACTACGCCGACTCGATGATGGGTGAGGTGAAAATCTGCAAGCTGAACCCGAAGAACGTGCTGGTGGACCCGGACGCCGAGGACTACGACCCGGACACCTGGTCGGACGTGGTGGTGACGAAGTGGCTCACCGCAGACGACATCGCGGTGCTCTACAACAAGGAGGACGCGAAGTATCTGCGGGCCATGGACACGGAGAACCTGCCTTACGGCTACGACTCCGTCGAGGCCACCCGTGACCGCTTCGGGGTCCGGTTCAAGAACGCCTACCGTGGCAGCCACGACCACACGAACGTGCTGCGTAACCTGCGCGTGCTCGACCGGCAGTACCGGAAGCTGAGCAAGCAGAAGTTCTTCGTCAGCCAGGACGGGGACATGCGTGAAGTGCCCGAAGAGTTCGACAGGAACCGGATCGCCATGTTCGTCGACCAGCTGGGGTTCCAGGTGATCGAGAAGATGGTGCGCCGTATCCGCTGGACCGTGGCCTGCGGCCAGGTCGTGCTGTTCGACGAGTGGAGCCCGTACAAGCACTTCACCGTGGTGCCGTACTTCCCCCACTTCCGTCACGGCCACACCATCGGCCTGGTGGAGAACCTGCTGGACCCGCAGGAGATACTGAACAAGGTCTCCAGCCAGGAGCTGCACGTGATCAACACCACGGCGAACTCCGGCTACAAGGTGAAGACCGGCTCGCTGGCCAACATGAGCGTCGAAGAGCTGGAGGCCAAGGGTGCCCAGACCGGCATCGTGATCGAGGTCAACGGAGACCCCGACAAGGACGTCCAGAAGATACAGCCCAACGTGGTGCCCCAGGGCCTGGACCGGGTGTCCTACAAGGCCGAAGAGCACATCAAGACGATCTCGGGTATCTCCGACTCCATGCAGGGCATGGACCGGGCGGACGTGGCTGCCAAGGCGATCCAGGCCAAGCGCCAGGCCGGCAGCACGAACCTGGTCAAGCCGCTGGACAACCTGACCCGTACCGACACGCTGCTGGCGCGCAACATCCTCGACCTGGTGCAGACGTTCTACACCGAGGAACGCCTGATCACGATCACGAACAACTCCATCACCGGCGAGACCGAGACGTTCGCGGTGAACCAGACCACACCCGAGGGCGTGATCGCCAACGACCTCACGCTGGGCGAGTACGACGTCGTGGTCAGCTCCGTGCCGGTGCGCGAGACCCTGGAAGACAGCCAGTTCGAGCAGGCCATGGCGCTGCGCGAGGCCGGCGTCCAGATTCCCGACGCTGTGCTCATAGATTCCAGCCGCCTGCAGAAGAAGTCCGAGATTCTGAAGGCCATGGAGGGCGACAAGGAGAGCCCCGAGGCCAAGGCCGCTGCCGAGCTGCAGCGCCGCGCGCAGGAAGCCGAGGTGGCCAAGCTCGAAGGCGAGGCCGCTGCGAAGGCCGCCGACGCCGGGCTGCGCCAGGCCAAGACGCAGCACACGCTGGTACAGGCTGAGAAAGAGGCGGCGACGCCCCCGGAGACCGGGGACGGCGGCATGGCAGACATGGCGAAGGTCGAGGGCGAGCTGGCCCTGGCCGAGCAGGAGTTCGAGCGTGACACCCAGCTGGAGTACGCCAAGCTGGGCCTGGCCCGAGAAAAACAGCAGTCCGAGCTGCAGCTGAAAGCTCAGGACATGCAGATGAAGCGCGAGCAACAGCGCGCCAATGAAGCCCGGCAGGCAGCGCAAGCGGCTCTGCGACCCCAAAACCAAGGAGCGTGACTATGAAAATCAAGACCCAGATGTCTTTCTTCCAACGCCTGTTCAAGCCTGCGGGCGACGACGGCTCTGACACCGGTGGTACCGGCGTCGTAGACCGCGGGGATGACTTCATCCCTGACGACGACGACCTGGACCCGGACGACCCGGATGCGAACGCCAAACCTGACGCCAAGTCCGACGCCAAGCCCGAGGCGAAGGTCGAAGAGGCCGACGCCAAGGAAGCCGACGACAAGGAAGCCGGCGAGAAAGAGGCCGAGGACAAGCCCAAGGCCAAGGTGAAGAAGGGCGAGGCGATCCCGCTGGACCGCCACAAGCAGATTCTGGAGCGTGAGCGCGAGGCCCGCAAGGAGCTTGAGACTAAGCTGGCCAACTTCGAGAAGGGCACCCGCGTCGCCGACATCAACGCGGACCTGAGCAAGAAGGAAGACCAGGTCCTGGAGCTGGAAAAGCAGTACAACAAGCTGCTGGCCGACGGTGAGCTGGAGAAGGCCACCGACCTGATGACGAAGATTCGCCGCGCCGAGCGGGAAATCTCTGACGCACGTGTGGAGATGCGCATCCAGGCCGCCACCGCCCAGGCCACCGAGGCTGCGCGCTACAACCTCGCGCTGGAGCGGATCGAGGAAGCGTACCCGCAGCTGAACCCGGACTCCGACGAGCTCGACAACGAGCTGCTGACCGACGTGGCCGACATGAAGACCATGTTCGAAAGCCGTGGCCTGACGCCCACCCAGGCCCTGCAGCGCGCCGTAAAGCGCATCCTGGGCGCGGCCACGGCCAAGCAGGAGACCGTGCTGGACACGAACCCGCGCGTTTCCGAGAAGGACGTGGCGGCCGAGCGCCGTAAGCAGGCGGTGTCACGCGGGGTCGACGCAGCTCGCCGCACGCCGCCGTCCACCGCCGCCGTGGGCGCGGACAGCGACAAGATGGGCATGAGCTTGAAGCCGGTCGACGTCATGAAGATGAGCCAGGAAGAGTTCATGAAGCTCGACGAGAAGCAGCTGGCCGCGCTGCGGGGGGATGCAGGATGAGACAGTGCATAGGAACCAAAATGGTCGTGGCGTCCCCCATGACGCGCGCAGAGTACACCGCCTATCGCGGCTGGGAACTCCCGGGCGACGAGAACGGAGCCGATGAAGGCTATCTGGTCGAGTACACGGACGGCGGGCAGCCCAACCACCCGAACCACGCGGGGTACATCAGCTGGAGTCCGAAGGCGCAGTTCGACAAGGCTTACCGCCCCACCGTCGGCATGAGCTTTGGTCTGGCTATTGAGGCTCTGAAGCAGGGTCACAAGGTCGCACGCGCCGGCTGGAATGGCAAGGGCATGTGGCTGGTGCTGGTGCCGGGGCAAAAAGACGTGGCGCTGCGCACGGGCACGCCTTATGAAAAAGCGCTCGGTGACGTGCCGCCTATTGAAATTCTGCCGCACATTGATATGTGGACGGTCAACGCCGAAGGTCGGCGCGCCATGCTGCCGGGCTGGCTTGCCAGCCAGACAGACATGCTGTCGGACGACTGGATGATCGTGGCGTAACTACCCCAACACCAAGGAACAACGGACTCCCGGTTGTCTCCTTGAGCGGTGCAAGTCCGCTTTTAGCCCCGGTGCCCAATTCACCGGGGCTTTTTTTTGCCGACTGCTTGATCTACGCTCTAAATTAGATTACGATGCACTGCATCGGTTCAGGCAAGCTCCCGACAGCAGCTTCCACCTCCTTCGTAGGTCGAGACGACACATCGACATAGGCCCGGCATCCGCCGAACTGTCTTTGATCGTCTTACGAAAGGAGTGCTGAAATGGCACTGACCAACTTCGCTCGTCTTACCGCCGAGCAAAAAACCATCTGGGCGATGGAACTGTGGAAAAACGCCCGCAACAAGTCCTTCATCAACCAGTTCCTGGGCAAAGGCCCCACCAGCCTGGTCCAGCACATCACCGAGCTGAAGAAGTCTGAGAAGGGCGCCCGCGCCGTGATCACTCTTCTGGCCGACCTGCAGGGCGACGGCGTTGCCGGCGACCGCACGCTGGAAGGCAACGAAGAGGCCATGCAGACCTTCGACCAGGTGATTCGCATCGACCAGCTGCGTCACGCGAACCGCCACGAAGGTCGTATGGCCGACCAGAAGTCGGTGGTGTCCTTCCGCGGCAACAGCCGCGACGTGCTGGCCTACTGGCTGGCCGACCGTATGGACCAGCTGGCCTTCCTGACCATGTCCGGTGTCTCCTACGCCAAGAAGAACAACGGCGCCAACCGCGTCGGTTCTGACCTGCCGTTCCTGGAGTTCGCTGCCGACGTGTCTGCTCCGTCCGCTGGCCGCCGTGTCCGCTGGAACGGTACCTCGAAGGAGATCGTGCCTGGTGGCGTGTCTGCCGACGTGGCTGCAGCTGACCTTCCCGCCTGGGAACTGTTCGTGCAGCTCAAGGCCTACGCCAAAGAGCGCTATGTCCGCGGTGTCGGTGGCGACGGCGGTGACGAGACCTACCACGCGTTCCTGTCGCCCACCGCGATGGCGAACCTGAAGCTCGACCCGACCTACATGCAGAACCTGCGCCACGCCCAGGTCCGCGCGAACGGCAACCCGCTGTTCACCGGCTCCAGCGTGACCATTGACGGCATCACCCTGCACGAGTTCCGCCACGTGTACAACACCCGCGGCGCGGCCTCTGGCTCCAAGTTCGGCGCCGGTGGTGCAGTGGATGGCTGCCAGGTGCTGTTCTGCGGCGCACAAGCTCTGGGTATGGCCGACATCGGCGCCCCCGAGTGGGTCGAAAAAGGTTTCGACTACGAAAACCAGCAAGGTATCTCGTGCGGCAAGATTTTGGGCTTCCTGAAGCCCAAGTTCGGCAACATCTACGAGAACAACGCGGTTGAAGACTTCGGCGTGATCAGCGCCTACGTCGCCCAGAAATGAGCTTAGGGGCTTCGGCCCCTAGCTCACATCCTCGTTTAAAGGAGTAGATCATGCCCAAACCCCTCGTTACGGCCGACGGCCGCCAGTACGTGCTCTCCGCTGAAGTGGAGATCGACTTTCAACACATCGACGTGACCGGTGCTGCCGTGACCGCCATCAAGCTGCCTTTCGGCGCCCAGGTGGTTGGCGGCTCGCTGATCGTGGACACCGCCTGGAACACCACCGGCGCGGCCACGCTGGCGATCGGCGACTCTGGTGCAGCCGGCCGCTACGGCACCGGCATCAACCTGAAGTCTGCCGCACGCACCGCGCTGACTATCACTGGCTTTGTCAGTGATGGCAGCGAGATTCGCGTGACCCCGACCCTGGCAGACACGGCCGCTACGGCCGGTAAAGCCCGAGTGCAGGTGCTGTACGTGATCGCCAACCGCGCTCACGAAGTGCAGACCAATTGATGAAGGGGGCTTCGGCCCCCTTCGTTCTAAAACCAAGGAGAAAGACAAATGAAGTTCGTACTGAACCGCAACTACGTGCTGGCCTCTCTGTTTGGCCACTCCATCCGCTTCGAAAAAGGCGTGGCCACCCACGTGCCGCCAGAGTGCTACAAGGAAGCGATTGGCATTGGCGCCCTGCCCGAAGAGGAAGTGGAGCTGGACCCGCCCGTCGAAGGCGCGGTTGAAGAGCCCACCGACCCGATCGCACGTAGCAAGGCCGTATTCGCCGCGTTCGAGGCCATTGTGCTTCGCAACGACCGCAACGATTTCACCGCCGCTGGCCTGCCGCACGCCAAGGCTGTGACCAAAGAACTGGGCTGGAAGCTGGAAAACAAGGAGCGTGATCTCCTGTGGACCGAGTTCCAGAACAAGGACGCCGCCTGATGACTTCCGACGAGCTCATCGGTTTCTTCCGCCAGGAGATGCACGACACCGTGCAGCCCTACCTGTGGAGCGACCTCCAGCTGTACTCGTACTTGAACGAGGCGCAGGAGTGGTTCTGCCGGCTCACGGAAGGAATCGAGGACTCGTCGACTGCCAGCATATGCCGCGTCAGCGTCGTGGCTGGCCAGGAGTGGTACCCGGTCTCCCGCAAGATTTTGAAAGTGCGTGGGGTCATCAACCGAGCCACTGGCCGCCCGGTTGACGTCATGAGTCTGGAGAAAGCGCTCTTGAAGGGCGTCGCTTTTGACGGGAAACCGGGTCCGTTAAGACTGCTCGTGACGGGCGCGGAGAAAGCAAAGCTCCGTGCCTGGCCCATGCCCAACGAGGCTGTGGAGCTGGAGCTGCAGGTGTTCCGCATGCCCCTGGACCGGATCACCGAAGACGGCGGCCAGGAGCTCGAAATTGACGAGCAGCACCACATCCCGCTGCTGAACTGGGTGAAGTCCCGTGCGTACGGTGTGGAGGACGCAGAGGCGTTCGACCGCACCAAAGCCGCGGAGCACGAGGCCGTGTTCCGCTTCTATTGCCAGCAGGCCAAGGTCGAGCAGGTTCGGGCCCGGCACAGCGCCGGCGCGGTGGTCTATGGAGGCATCTGATGGCACCGCTCAAGCTCTCTCTGACCGTCTACCAGGGCGCGACGTTCCGCCGTGTCATCACCTGGAGCGCTGGCACGCCTGCGGTACCCGTGAGCCTGGTCGGCTGCACCGCGCGCATGCAGGTGCGCGAAAAGCTCGACGCGCCTGCCGTTCTGCTCGAACTCACCACTGAGAACAGCCGGATCGTCCTGGGCGGTCTCGCCGGTACCGTTACGCTGGTGTTGACCGCCGCCGAAACCGAAGCGCTGACCTGGCGCTCGGGTGTCTACGACCTTGAGATTGAGTTTCCGAGCGGCGACGTCCGCCGACTGCTCGCAGGCACCGTCCGGGTCGTACCGGAGGTGACGCGTGACTGACCTCGTAATCGTCACCGAAACCGAGTACGTCCAGACGTCGGACGTCCAGAGCGAGGTGCTGGACGCCAGCCAGGATGTCCAGGTTTTCGAGCTCGCCCAGCAGGGGCCGCCAGGCACCGCTGGAGAGTCCATCGTCTCTGCCGAAGTGCAGGGTACCAGCCTGGTGCTCACGACGAACCTGAACAACACCATCGTTGTCACTGGGTCCATCCTTGGCCCGGCTGGCCCTGCCGGCCCCCAGGGCGAGCCCGGTCCAACTGGTCCAGCCGGTCCAACCGGTCCAACCGGCCTGACTGGCCCGGCCGGAGACACCGGCCCGCAGGGCCCTGCCGGCCCCCAGGGCGAGCCCGGTCCAACTGGTCCAGCCGGTTCGACTGGAGATACCGGTCCGCAGGGCCCGCAAGGTATCCAGGGTCCACAAGGCCTGCAAGGCCCGGCCGGGCCCGAGGGCCCGCAGGGGCCGATCGGCCTGACTGGCCCTACAGGCGCGACCGGTTCAACCGGTCCAGCCGGCGCTGACGGTGCCGACGGTGCCGACGGTGTGGGCGTGCCCGCTGGTGGCGCGACTGGCCACGTGCTGGTGAAGCAGTCCAACGCCGACTTTGACACGGTGTGGCAGGCCCTGATGGGCGGTGGCGGCGCGTCTGTAACTGCCGGCGTAACGCCGCCCGGCAGCCCGACGGCCAACGCGCTGTGGCTTAACACCACCGACATGACGCTCAACGTCTGGTACGACGATGACGGTACCCCGCAGTGGGTGCAGATCGTTGGCCCGCCTGGTGCTCCAGGCACCGTGATCGCGATTTCTGCCACCCCGCCGCCGACGCCGACCATTAACGATCTTTGGCTAGACATTTCGTAGAGAGGTTTAAAAAATGACTGTCTCCATCACTACACGCGCCGACAAAGGCGCTGCGCTGACATTTAACGAAGTCGATGGCAACTTCACGGCGCTGAAGAATGCGGTGGAAGAACTGCAGGAAACTCCCATCGTTATCAGCGCCTTGCCTCCTACCGACGCCGATGGCCGCCCGGACGGCACGATCTACATCCAGACCGCCTAACCCGGGGCCTGAGCCATGAGCATCAAGGTCAAGAGCGGCGGCGCGTATGCCGACATCGTGGGGGCTTTCGTCAAGCAGGGCGGGGTGTACGGCGCCGCGTCTGTGTTTGCGAAGGTGGCTGGGGCTTATCAGGCTGTGGGGGGTGGCAGCACGCCGCTGGACTTTATTGGCTACGGGCAGTCGAACTGGGTATTCCACACCACTGTGACAGTCGGCGGGACGCCCCCAGCCGCTCATCCTGACACATTCATATGGGATCCAAACACAAGCCAATGGGTTGCTCCCGCTGGCACGGGCGTCCGCACCTTCCTGAACTCAATGCAGGCCGCTACGGGGCGCGTGTGTCGTCTGGTTTCGGGTGGAACCAGTGGCGCGAATATTGCCGATCTTCAAAAAGGGGGGGCGCTTTACACACAATTGATGGGGCGAGTAACCGCCTCTGGTGCAAATCCTTCGTTTATTTTGTGGCATCATGGCGAAGGAGACGCGAATACCCCCGCACCATCTGGTTCATCGTATCGCACATCACTGAACCAGATTCACACCGACATCGCGTCAGATACCGGCAAAACAGTTTCTCAGATACCTTTAGTTTGCTCAAGCCTTGCAACGGTCACAGTGCTCACGGAGCCGGATTCATCTTGGGCAACTATTCAAGATGCTTTGGCTGGGATCAACTCAGTATTCCCCAACATCCACTACTCGCACTCCAACATGGATGCTGTTCTCACAGACGGCATTCATTGGGATGGCCCGAGCTACGGACGTTCTGGCGCTCGTTACGCGCAGACCGTTCAATTTTTGCAAGGCACGCAATCCACAAGGCCGCTGTTCTTCGCTTCTACTACCGCAGAGCGTCTTAGTGTTACAACAACAAGGATTGACGTTGTACACAACATGGGGAGTGATTTCACCCCAACTTCCGGCATCACCGGGTTTGAGGTATCCGGTGACAACGGGGTTAACTGGGTATCGGCAACCGGCGCTCGACTTGATGCCGACAGCATCACGCTGACGCACGCAGATTTGGGCACAGCCGAACGGTTGATAAGGTATCAGTACGGTAAAGCGCCGAACGTCACGGCCCCCGTGAAAGACAACGGTTCCATTCAAGCGCCTCTCAACTTCAACAACGGCAGCATCGTTGCTGCTGGTGCCGTTGCTTTGCCAAGCATAACCTACGCGGCTACGGCTGATTCAACTGTCAGCACTTCCCCGCAGCTGGTCTCTGGCATATCGGTGCCGGGTGCATCTAAGTCGTTACTTGCCTTGATAGGTCACACAATAAACACCGGGGTAAATGCTGTTTCTTGCTCTGTAACCTGTCTGCCTTCCAACACGGTTGTTTCCGCAACGCTGGTCACTGCTACGCCTCTTGGTGCAAATGCCGGTACATCCATCTTTCAAGCGGCTCTGCCTTCTGGCACCACGTCAATCAACGTCAGCGTCACAATGGACTCTAATCCTTTCTCGCGGGGTAGGGTCCATGTATCAACCGTTCCTGTAAGCAGGCTGAACAGCACAACGTCCACAGGGTCTGCTTCGCTGAGAACTACAACCAGTGCGACATCTACCGTAAACATAGCCACATCGGACGGCGGGGTTGTTTTTGCTGTGGGGCAGAACAGTGGATTTGGCAACACGGGTTCAACGGTTATCGGAACGGAGACCTACATTACCCGTGCATCCAGCAGTTTTGATGGTGGGCACCATATGGTCGCAGATACATCTGGAACATCGGCAAATGCTGCAAGCGTTGTGACCGCCAACTTCATTGCGACAACCAACAGTTCCTCGGTATCTGCGGCAAGCTGGAGATGATGACCCTCCCCACCCTCTGGCTGCTCTCCGCCCTGCTTGCCTGCCGGTTCTTCTGGTGTGCGAGTGGGAGGCGGGCTACACATGATTCACACACAAAGGTCTAAGCATGGCCCGCTATGTTGATTCTGGGTATTGGGTAGACGGCTATGCTGAAGGCGAAGGTACCCGCTATGTTGATTCTGGGTATTGGGTAGACGGCTATGCGGAAGGCGAAGGTACCCGCTATGTTGATTCTGGGTATTGGGTAGACGGCTATGCTGAAGGCGAGCCGTTGCTGCTGCCCTCCCGCATCAAAACATGGGACGGCAGCACTTGGGTAACGGGGGTGCTCAAGCACTGGGACGGTGCTACATGGGCGCAGAAGCCTCTGAAGCGGTGGACCGGAACGCAGTGGCAATGAGCCAGAACTGAACACATAGAGGCATACCATGACTGCAATCGTATTTCCGGCCAGCCCCGCACTGAACGACACCGTTGTGCTCGGCGGCATCACCTGGCGCTGGGACGGCACCCGATGGGCTGCTGTCAGTGGCGCGGGCACCGAAGGACCGCCTGGTCCAGAAGGACCGCAAGGCCCTGCCGGTCCCACTGGTCCTGCCGGCCCTGAAGGCCCTCAAGGTCCTGCCGGCCCTGCCGGCCCTGAAGGACCACAGGGCCCACAAGGTATTCAAGGTCTGCAGGGCTTGCAAGGTCCGGCTGGCCCTGCAGGAGCTGACGGCCCGGCCGGTCCTACTGGCCCTGCAGGTGCAGCAGGCGCACAAGGAATTCAAGGTATCCAGGGTCCTACCGGCGCTGCCGGCGCGACCGGGCCAACTGGGCCGCAAGGCGACCCAGGCCCGGGCGTGCCTACTGGCGGTACTTCTGGCCAGGTACTGACAAAGCTGAGTTCGGCCGATTTCCATACGTTCTGGAACACTCCGAGCGCTGGCGGCGGAGACTCTGTACCGCTGATTCGAATGGCCGAGCACGTCGTGACGACAAATATCGCGAATTTCAACGGCGGGGCCCCCAGGTTTATTGAGAACATATCGGTGTTTTTCGGGTCGAGGATTCTTGTCGCTGGGCAGACTAACCCCGTCGAAAACGGTATCTACTCTGTCGTCACCGTCGGTGATGGAAACAACGGCGTTTGGGAGCGCGCCGCAGACACTCTGCCTCTGGGAGCGATTCAACGCGGAATGTTCGTAGGCGTGCAGCAGGCCGGCCGACCTTCTTTATGGCAACTTGACAGCATAACGACTGTAGTCGTCGGCTCGTCCGCACAGGTTTATCGCCGCGTTGCTGACCATCAAACGCTGGGCCTTATTCAACCAGTTGTTGCGGCGACAACAGGGCCTATCAATCTGGCGAGTCCACCGCTTACCGTCGACACGGTCGGAGATTTCGGGGAGCCGATGCTCAACAGCGGCTTGATACTCGTCCACCTACAGACAAACCCAGTAGAAAACGGTATCTACAAAATCGGGGCAGGTAACGTCTGGAAGAGACACTACTTTGCCAACTCCGACAATGACCTCCCCATGGGGCATCTAGTCTCAGTTGCAGAGGGTTTTACCTATGGCGGCTCTCTATGGCAGCAAACAGGTACGAACGAAGCGTTGCCTGGGGCCCAGCCAATTACTTACCGCAAAATTGCTGACCGGCGCGACCTTCTAAGCGTGCTGACTTATCAGTACCCGGTGCAACGCGTGGTAAACCAGCTCAGGCTCGCGCTGCGAAGTGGGGGCGGCCTTGTTGTCGTCCCGGATGAGGGCCTTGCAGTCGGGCCGAACATACCGCGCAAGTACACGACTACCATCGGCAATTCTGCGAACACTGTGTACTCCGTGGTTCATTTTTTAGGCTCGCGAGACATCACGTATTCGGTTCGGTCGGTCACTACTAACGAACTTGTAGAAGTAAACGCAGTGGCTACCTCGATCGACGAACTCACACTTACGTTTGCGGCACAACAGCCGTCGAACCAATATGTTGTGACAGTCATAGGATAAAGACCATGAGAGACCTCGCATACCGCAACATTCCTCAGATCGCTGCCACTCATAACGCAACCACCCCGGCACCGCCTGCAGGTTTCCGCGGGGTGGCTTACAGCACCACGTTAGGTGCGCTAGTGGTGTGGACCGGCACCGCCTGGCGCCGCGTGCCGCGCGGGTACGACATTCCAGCCGGAGGTACAGCTGGTCAGGTGTTGACCAAAAGCGGCGCCGGCGATACTGAGTTCGGATGGGCTACGCCGTCGGGCGGCGGCGGGGGCGGTGGCGCGGCCGGTGACGACTTTATTGTTGTTGCCCCGCAAACCGACGACTTCGCATTCACGGAAGGCGCGTCTACTCTACTGCAGTCCGGCAGCTACGGCGCGGCGACGCTAGATACCGGCTATCGACCCCCCGCTCTGGCATTCATGACGGCATACGGCATACGTTCCCACGCTGTTCAGCCTCACTTTGCCGACATCGAAATTGCTTCGTGGCGGCCAGCTGGTAACGGCACTGGCGTCACTCAACTCGGCTTCGCCGCCGCTACGACTGGCACCGCCACCGCAGCCAACGTGACTGTTACCAACCGGCACACGGCTCGCACCCGCCTGGAGTACGCCGTCACCACGGCTTCAACGTCTGCAGTCGCAGGTATCCGCGGGCTGCAAAACTTCATGATGGGCCGCAGCTCGCGGGTGTACGGCGGGTTCTACGCCAAGTTTGTGTTCGGTCCATCTCGTGGGGCCGCTGCGAACTCGACTCGCCGGTGGTTTGTAGGTTTCGCCGGTACCGGCAACGCTCCTACGGATGTGAACCCAAGTGGATGGAACGCGAACCTGGTCGGAATTGGATGTGACGCCGGCGATACGAACTTTCAGTTCATTCCAGGGCTTAACAAGCAAGACCTCGGAATTGCAAAATCGTCTTCCGACAACACTCGGTTGTTCGAGGCGGAGTTTTTTTCGCGCCCTGGAAGCGACCAGGATTTTCGATGGCGGTTTCGCGAAGTAGGCGTGCCTGCCAGCATCTCCGGGGGCAATGTGGACTTCAGGTTTGGAGGACCTTCGAACGCTGACACGTTGCTGTGCCCGCACATCTGGACGTCTGTCGGCGGGACCAGTTCTGTGATCGGTGTGTCGGTGTACAGCATGTACTTTGAACGGTACTACGGGCGCGAATAACGTCTAAAATCTACCCACGAAATTGAAAGGAATCGTCATGGCTGCGCCCGAACCCAAATGGAAGTTCGACCCCACAATCAATCTCGGGCACGTCCTGACATTCATCGGTTTTTTGTTGACCATGATGGTCGGCTGGAACACTCTGGACAAGCGAGTGGTGGTGCTGGAAGAGCACCGTGCTGCGCAGGCCCAGGTGGATCGTCACCAGGATCAGCTAGCCAATCAGCAGATGGGTTTTATCCGCGAAAGCCTGTCTGAAATCAAGCAGTCGGTCGAACGTCTATCTCAGAAGGTGGATGAAAAATGACACCCGCACGATGGATTGAATACCCAAACTTTAGCCGCTCCGAGTTCCTGTGCAAACACACCGGGATCGATGGCATGAAGCACGAGTTCATGGTGGTGCTGCAGGCCATTCGCAAGGACTACGGCAAGCCCATGCGCGTGACGAGCGGCTACCGGCACCCCACACACCCCGTAGAGGCCCGCAAACAGCGCAGTGACGGCGAACACACCCGGGGCATGTGCGCCGACATCGCCGTGGCAGACAGCCGTGAGCGGTTTGAGCTGGTGGTCCTGGCACTACGCCACGGCATCACGCGCATCGGCATCGCCAAAGGCTTCATCCACCTGGGCCTTGGCGGCCCTGGCCTGCCGCCCAACGTCATCTGGGACTACCAATGAAAACGCCTCGCGACGCGCTCGAACAGTTTGGCGGCCGTCGCTTCGTCATGGCGATGGGCGCAGGCATTACGTGCTCGGTGTTGGTGTGGTTCGGCAAGATCACGCCCGAGGTGTTCCAGTGGACAGTGCTTGGAACTGTGGCCGCGTACATCGCTGGGAACACCACCCAAAAGGTGCGTGTTCCTGAACTCCCCAAGGAGAACTGAATGTGGCTACCAAGTACCCGTGGGGTGATTGCCCTCATCACGCTGGCGACGATTGCTGGGTCTGCATGGTTCGCCTACAGCAAAGGCAAGCAAGCTGGGATGACAGCAGTGCAGACTTTGTGGGACTCGGAGAAGCTGGTGACGATACAGATGCTCCAGGAGCAGGCCCTGAAGGCGCAGGAGCGCCAGGCCACGATCAACGCACTGGCCGTACAGGCCCGGAGGGCACAACGTGAAGCCAACGACCGTATCGCTGCTCTTGAGCGCGACCTTACTGACAGCCTGCGCGACAGGCCCGAAGCCCGTGCCGGTGCTGGAGGTGTGCCCGAAGCCCCCGGCGCTGGAACTGGATGCACCGGAGAAGGACTGGCAAGGCCAGATGCAGACTTTCTTGCGCGGTATGCTGCCGATGCAGCCAGATTACAGTCTGCGCTTGCCGTATGCACAGCCGCCTATCGAGCGCTCGGTGGCGAGGTAATCGACTAGGAGTTCTCTAAGCTCTACGATAGAATGCTGGCCATGGCCAAGAACGAGCAGCTAGGCCCATTCAGGGGCATCAACAACCGCCTCCCGGATGACCAGATGGTCTACCGGGAGCGGGGCGTTCGTGTCTTCGAGTTCTTGCGCAACGCCATCAACACCGACGTGACCAACGGTGGTGGCCTCAAGCGCCGCACGGGTGTGACGCGCTCGGTCATCGGCACCGACTGCCACAGCCTCTGGTGCCACAACGACCAGGCTTACTACGTCGACAACGGCTCGCTCTACGCGTTCCCGCGCACCTTGCTCGATGTGGGCCCGGTCGCCTCGCGGGTGAGCTACTGCAAGGCCGGTACCGACATCGTCTGGAGCGACGGCCGCACCCTGAAGAAGATCGTCGACGGCGCTTCGATCCCGCTGGTACAGCCCGAGCCCAACCCGATGCCCGCCGTCGCTGCGACCGCTGACGGTGCGCTGACCGAGGGGCTGTACCTGATCTCGTTCGTGGCCATCGGCCCGTCTGGGCAGTCTCTGCCAAGCTGGTCACAGCAGCTCTCTGTCCCGGCGAACGGCCGGATTGAGGTCACTGGCCTGACCGGGCCCACCGACATCTACCTGTCTGGCCCCAACGACAACCAGCTGTTCCTCGCAGGCCGCTTTACCACGTCGGCCAGCCTGGCGTTCCAGGCTACCGGCCCGATGCTCACCACGCGCAACCTGCGCCCCATGCCGCCCGGCCGCATCGTTCGCTACATCCGCGGCCGCCTGCTGGTAGCCGCTGGCTCGGTGCTGTACTACTCCGAGCCGTTCGCCCCTGGCCTGTACAACCCGGCGCGCGGGTACATCCCGTTTCCAGCTGACATCGACCTGGTGGCCCCGGTGCTGACCGGTGTGTTCATCAGCGCTGACAAGACCTACTTCCTGGCCGGCGACGACATCGACTCGGCCAAGCCTGAAGCCATCCTTCCGTACAAAGCCGTGTTCGGCACCGACACCTACAACGAGGTGGACGAGTCCGCGTGGTGGTACTCGCAGCGCGGCATGGTGCGGGGCGAGCCCAACGGCAAAGTCACCAACGTACAGGAAGCAGACATCGCCGCGCCGCCCGCCCAGAGCGGCGCTTCGCTGTACAGAGACTACGACGGCCTGCGCCACGTGGTCTCTTCTTTGTTTGGGGCCGAGGTAACGCGGGCAGCCGCTTCCAGCTACATCGACGCGGAAGTGATCCGCAAGGAGAAAATGCAATGAACGAATCCATCGCCGCAGGCTTCGTGTACGTCATCGAAGAAATTCGTGACGGTCAGGTTGTGCACCGCCAGGAAGTGCACAACATTCTGCCGACCCAGGGCATCAACCACATGCTGGGTGTGCTCGGCAAGTCCGTCGTACAGGTGCCCACCTGGTACCTGCTGCTGTACGAGAACGACTACATCCCGTCCCCCGCCGACACTGCGGCCACGTTCCCGGCCGCGGCTGGCGAGTCGACGCTGTACGTCGGCGCTACGCGTCCGGCCATCGTGTTTGGCGACGTGGTCGACGGCTCGCTCTCCAACGTGCTCACTCGCAACGAGGTGGAGTTCACCGAAGCCCGCACCATCCGTGGCGGCGCCATCGTGAGCACCGCTGCTAAAGGTAGCACTTCAGGCATTCTGCTCTCTGCAGTCCGGTTTTCTTCCCCGCGTCAGGTCGACGCAAACACCATCCTGCGTGTGACGGCAGGTATTCAGATCGCTTCCACTTCTTGAAGGAAATACCATGACCATCAAAGCATCTACCGGCCTGCGCAACAGTGTCCTGGCTACTGGCTCGCTTGCCGCCGCTCTGGCTGGCGGCCGTGTCAACATTTACTCCGGCTCGGCGCCTGCTACCGCTGACGCAGCTGTGACCGGCACGCTGCTGTGCTCCGTGTCGCTGAACTCCACGGCCACCGGCATCGACATGGACACCACTGCCGTCAACGGCGTGCTGTCCAAAGCTCCGGCCCAGGTCTGGTCTGGCGTCAACGCCGCCACCGGCACGGCCAGCTACTACCGACACGTCGGCGCTACCGACGACGGCACGTCCAGCACCACGCAGCCGCGTCTGCAGGGTGACGTTGGGCTGTCTGGCGCAGACCTGAACATTTCCAGCGTGTCGCTGACCAGCGGTGCTACGCAGACCGTGGACTTCTACTCCGTCGCACTGCCGACGCTGTAAATGGCAAGCGCGTACTACTCGGCGATCAGTTTTGATGGCAGTATCGGTCGATCTGTCTGCGAAATCATCGCTGAGCCAGGGCAAGCACCTACGCTGCAGGTGTTTGCGTTCCCGCTGCTGGAAGAGGGCGGCGCGACCGTGCTCAACGGCGCCGCAGCACCTGGGGCGCTGGCACGTATCCCTATCGGCGGACGATTCAACCGTTCTGAAGCGGATGAGCCTCGGCAGCCTGCATGGCACTACACCCGGGACTTTGGCCGGTTTGAGCTGATCCCAAGCATGCAGCCAGACATTTACTCTGGCCCGACCACCGCCAACTTCATTCCGTTCTTCAGTGAAGAAGGGTCGTTGAAAAAGACGTTCGGCTCCTACATCACCGTCAACGATGGCGCATCTTGGTTCATTCCTTCGGTGGCACTGGACGGTTCTGCAGCCCGGACGGACCTGAGCATCTTCGTGGCCAATGACAAGTTCCTGGTGTTCGACACTGCCGCCGCCTATGTCTCGGACGACGGCATCACCTGGACCAGCATCGCGACCCGGGCCTTTGTAAAGGGTGTCGGCTTCGCACACGGGGTGTACTGGCTGCTCTCGGGCACAGGGGCGTTCAACCAGCGGCTGCTGCTACAGGTGAGCAACCTGGCGTCGTCTGCTTCGGATGTGTCCGTGTCCGTGACGAACTGGTTTGACAGCCAGCGCTACCTGCTCAAGACTGGTGGCCAGCTGTACTTTGTCTGTGTCACCCAAGACGATTACGACAACAACCGCACGGTGCTGCGCCGCATTGCGAACACCGGCCCGTCACCGTTTGTCACTGCGGTTACGTGGCCTGGCCGCTTGTCGTTCTATGCGGCTGCCGCAGGCGGGTACGTGTTCTATGCACTGACCGACCCGTTCGGAGAGCTTGGCTTCATGTGGTACTCGGTAGGCGAAGAGACGTCGGGTGTCGTGACGCAGGAAGTGTTCGGCAGCGCATCGGCAGCCGACATCCTCGGTGACTATCAACTGCGCGGTTTTCCGACCGACCAGATTACCATCTGCGCGTTCCCCGATCGACTGCGCACCCCTGGCGCTGGCGGCTCTGCGCCAATACCGCCGCCGTTCTGGCAAGGGCATACGGTGACGTATGAAATACCCTGAAGCGCCGAAATACTGGGATGGCTTCAACTCCCTCGGCAAGAAAATGACCCAGGGGCTGGCCATGACGGACAGCCCCTTTTTAGCTGTAAGGGGTGCCGACGGCACCGTGGCCTACAAGCGCAACTTCATGAACGAAGTCGTCGGCGCAGACCATCCTGAATACTGGACGCGCGGCGTCGTCGTCAAAGAGGGCGTCGAGGAAGTCCGCAGTGTGGCCGCCGTCGATGTGAGCCGTGGCTTCTACAAGGACAACACGGTGGTGCTCGACTACATCGGGGACCGGCGCGGAGTAGGGTGGCGCTCGGGCGCTGACTCCGAGACCTCGTTCTCGACCGAGTACGACACGCTCAATCCGAACCGCTTCAAGTCCCGCACGGTCAACAGCACGGCCGACATGCGGGTGCTGTTCGGCAGTATCTACAGCAAGCAGAGCGACGGCTTCGACATCCCGTTCTCTGTCTCCTATCCGACGACCGCGCCGCGCCCGTTTAACGTGCTGGTGCTGCCCGCCGCGCCGCGTAGCCACCCTCTGCGTGTGACCGACGACGGCGTCGACATGTTTACTGTCACCCCGCTGACCGGGTTCGCCACAGACCTGTTTGGTGCTCCCATGACCTCGGCCGTTTACTACCGCTACAACACAGGTGGTGGCCCGGCCAACGGGTTCTTCTTCCCTTCCGCGCTGCTGCCAGCCGCCGCGCGGCGCAACATCAACCGGCCCGTGAGCGTGACGGTCGGGCCCAACAAGCTGTACGCGCTGGTGCTGGCTGACTGGAC